AATATGAACACTGATAAGACTAACACCTACGGTGCAGACTCATCCAATATTAATGTAGACGTCACAGGCAGTAGCAATACTTTCACTTTGAATCACGCTACCGTTGCTCTAGCAAGTACTCTTGACCTTGATTGGATTATAAATGGATCAAGTAACAGTATTACGTCTGCAATAGACATAGATGGTGCTACAAACTATATGGATATAGACGGTTCAGATAATACAGTTACTTATGATGGTGATGGGTATGCAGGTGGCTATTTTTGGCTAGACCATACTGGTAGTAATAGAACTTTTAATATTCAACAACAAAGTACATTAGACAATGATTGGCTCAAGATTATTAGCGTTGGTTCTACTAATAGCACCGTTTGCGTTATTCAAAACGACCAAGGTACTAGCACAAGCTGTTGATATTGGAAGTATTAGCGAACTAAAAGGCAACGCGCAAGTAGTCAGAGACAAGCCGTATGGAGCTGAGTTGGCTTTTCCAATTCAGCAAATGGATAACGTCAAAACTGAGGCTGGTCGCGTAGCTATAACTTTTGAAGACAATACCATCGTTAGGGTGATGGATCATAGTAAATTGGTAATTAACTCTTACATTTACGATCCCAACCCAGCAAAGAGTGAAATGGCTTTACGCTTTGCTTCAGGAACGGCTAGATTTGTTACAGGTAAATTCAACAACAAAAAGGCCATACGTATAAAAACGCCAAGTGCTGACGTGTATGTAAGGGGTACGGATTTTACAATAACGACCACTCCTGAAACTGGCAGTTCTCTTGTCATACTTTTACCCGATGAAAACGGCAATCCTAGTGGAGAAATAGTGGTTGAAACAGCGATGGGCCAAGTCATATTGAATCAAGCATACCAAGCGACTACTGCGATGACTTACAATCAAGCTCCGTCAAAACCTGTAATCTTAGATATATCTTTGGAATTTATAGACAACATGCTAATTGTTAATCCACCTGATGAAAAACAAAATCTATCCGAAGAACAACAACAAGTTGGCCCAGCAGATTATTTAGATTTTGCAGATTTAGATATAGATTTTTTAGCAGAAGATTTTTTAGATAATGAAGCAGATTTAGAGTTTACTGAATTAGATATCAATTACTTAGATGTAAACTTTCTTGAAGACCTTTTAAATATTATTGACGCTTTAGCTGTTGACGAAGAAGAAGACCAATTAAGTAAACTTGCTACAGGTATTACAATCGCTGGTACTGATATAGGTCAAGACAAAGATACTCAAATTACAACTATAATTACTGGTCAAGTTGTAAGTGTACGTAGATCGGTAGGTGATACTTTTAGATTGGATTTGGACGGATCAAGTGCCTATACGCTAATTCTTTTTCAAAATGGCGTAGAAAATGTAGTTAAAGTAAATGGTGGATCTTCTAATACAATTACCATAAAACAAGGTAGCTGATGAAAAAATATACATTACCAATACTTTTTGCGCTTTTGATGACGCCACTAGCTTTACAATTTACGCCTCTTGAGATACTTAAATTAAAAACTTTTGACACTTTTGTTGCAAAACAAGAGCCTACAGGTAATTTTGTAATTCTTGATATTAGCGAAGAAGATATAGAAAAAGAGGGAGGTTGGCCTTTACCGCGTCAGCGTTTGGCTGAAATACAAATAGATCTTTTAGAGGCTGGCAGTTTTGGACAAGCCTGGGCATTTACGTTTCCGCAGCCAGATAGAATGGGTGGAGATATAGCGTTTTCTGAAGCTCTCAGCTACGGCCCTTCTGTATTGGCGATGTTTGAAAACGATAACGAAAGTTATCCGCCAACGGTAGGTACAGTTATTCTGGGTGAGGATACGGGAGGTGGTTATCAAGCCAGAGGCGTTATAGAAAATATAGAGATACTCAAGAATAACGCATCTCAAGGCGTCGCGTCAGCACCTACAGATGTGGATGGTTTAGTAAGACAAATACCGTTACTGTTGCGAACTGCTGATGGGTTTGCGCCAAGCTTTGCAATAGAAATACTCAAACAACTTACAGGTCAAGATACATACATTATAAATATGACTGATGGTGAAATTAGAGTACCATCACTACCACCTATATCTGTAGATCCATTGATGCGTAAATGGGTAAGCTACGTAGATACTCCTATTATAAATTTGAGTGATATCTCACTAGCTCAAGATAAATATGTAATTATTGGCACAAGTGGAGGGGGCATTTTACCGCAGGTGCCTACACCCAACGGTCTGATGAATCCTCATCATTTACAAGCTGCTTTAGCTGAATCAATTTTATTGCCAAATTCTCCAAAAATACCCGAGTGGCATTTAGCTTCAGAGCTTTTGATATTCACCATATTTATTTTGCTTGCTTGGTATTTAACACAAAAACTAAGTATGACTGTAGGTTTGATAGGCATATCTACAAGTTTGGTTGTAGTTGCGATTGGCGGCATTTATACCATCAAAAATGGTGTTTTGATTGACGTGACTTGGACCCTTATAAGTCAATTTATTGTTGGTAGCGTATCTTATTATCTAAAGTTCAGAGAACAATATAAGTTGCGACAACAGATTAAAAAACAATTTGAACACTATCTTGATCCAAGACAAGTCAAAGCTTTGCAAGCTGATCCCAGTCTTTTAAAACTAGGTGGAGAAAAGAAAAGATGTACCTTTTTATTTACTGATGTACGTGGTTTTACTGCAATGAGCGAACACATGGATCCCGAACAAGTGACTCAAATTATGAATCAAGCTCTCACTATTCAATCAGACGCAGTTAAAAAATACGAGGGTATGGTAGATAAATATATAGGCGATGCAATGATGGCCATATTTAACGCTCCTATAGATTTGCAAAATCACGAACAAGCAGCCGTAGAATGTGCGAAAGAAATACAAAAACAATTCGCCGAATCGGATGTAGGCGTATCAATAGGAATTGGTATAAATACAGGAGAAGCAGTTATAGGAAACATGGGTAGCAATACAAGATTTGACTATAGCGCTATAGGAAGTGCTGTTAATATCGCTGCTAGGTGTGAATCTAGCTGCAAGACTGTAGGCAAAGATTTAATAATTGCAGAGGAGACTGCAAAAAATTGTAATTTTGAGCTAAAATCGTTACAACCAATAGAAGTTAAAGGTATTAGTGAGCCTTTAAAAATATTTACTTTGGAGGATATATGAAAGCACTACTTAAAAACTTAGTTGGATCAGTAGCACCAACCCTAGGTACAGCTCTAGGGGGTCCGATGGGCGGTATGGCTGCAAACATGATTGCAGATGTATTGGGTTGTAAGAACGAACCTAAAGAAATACAAAAAGCTATAGACAATGCTACACCTGAACAAATGCTTGAGCTAAAAAAAGCTGAAGCTGAGTTTGAGGTTAAGATGAAAGAACTAGAAGTAGATGTATTTAAACTAGAAGTACAAGATACACAAAATGCTAGATCAACTTTCTCTAAAGATTGGACAGCCCGAATTATAGGTATTGCTGTTATTGGTGGATTTATGGGCTATATATTTTTAGTCACCATTCAACCTCCAGAGCAAAACAGCGAGGCTTTGATTAATTTAGTTTTAGGCTATCTAGGTGGTTTAGCATCAGCTATTATTAGTTTTTACTTTGGTGCATCTAATACACCCAAGGACGACTAAAATGAATATATCAAAAGAAGGATTATCTCTAATAAAAAAGTTTGAAGGATGCGAACTTGAAGCATATCTTTGTCCAGCTGGAGTTTGGACAATTGGCTACGGACATATCAAAGATGTAAAAGAAGGCGATAAGATAAATCAAGATGAGGCTGAACATTTACTTAAAGAAGAAATGCCTGAATACGAAGGTTATATAAATAATATGGTCGAAGTACCACTAGAACAATGTCAGTTTGATTCGTTAGTATGTTGGGTGTATAACTTGGGACCAACCAATCTAAAAGAGTCTACTTTGCTTCGTATATTGAACGAAGGAGATTACGGTGGTGTGCCAGAACAAATAAAAAGATGGAATAAAGCAGGTGGCGAGGTTTTAGCAGGTTTAGTCAAAAGAAGACAAGCAGAGGCAAATTTATTTGAAGGAAAAGAGTGGGAGAAAATCTAAATGCCATATTCAAAAGTACAGTTCAAGCCAGGTATATACAGAGAAGGGACAGCGTATAGTGCCGAGAACGGTTGGTTTGATTGTAATCTAATTAGATTTAGAGAAGGCAGAGTAGAAAAATTTGGGGGTTGGCAAAAACTGTCAGATAGTACATACCTAGGAACTGCTAGAGCCTTACACAATTGGATTTCTTTAGGGGGCAACAAATATTTAGGAATTGGAACACATTTAAAGTATTACATAAAAGACGGTACGGCTTTTGCTGACGTCACCCCAATTCGCAAAACAACAACAAACGCAGCTACTTTTGCGGCCACTAATGGGTCTTCTACCGTAACGGTTACGGATGCCAGTCACGGTGCTGTAAACGGTGATTTTGTTACATTTTCAGATGCCGTCTCTTTAGGAGGTAACGTAACAGCTGCTGTATTGAATCAAGAATATCAAATAGACCTAGTGACAGGCACCAACACATATACGATTACCGCGAAAGATACATCTGGTTCTACGGTTACAGCTAATGCAAGCGATTCAGGAAACGGCGGTTCAGCTACTGATGCAGTTTACCAAATTAATACAGGTCTTGATGTTTACGTGCAATCAACAGGATATGGTGTTGGAACGTGGGGTGCAAGTGGTTGGGGTTCAGCAACTTCATTAGGTGGTAACAATCAGCTTAGACTTTGGACACATGATAACTTTGGTGAAAACCTTATTATGAATACTAGAGGTGGCGGTATTTATCGTTGGCTTGAAAACAACGGAACAGGCACAAGAGCTGTTCAATTATCCGATATAGCTGGTGCTAATCTTGTACCAACCGTAGGATTGCAGGTAATAACCTCAGAAGTTGACAGACACCTTATTGTTTTAGGCGCAGATCCAATATCAGGCAGCGCTCGGACTGGCTCCATAGATCCGATGTTGGTTGCTTTCTCCGATCAAGAAAACGAACTTGATTTTGAACCGCAAATTACCAATACCGCTGGATCGGTAAGATTGTCTTCTGGTTCTAGTATTGTAGGTGGCGTTAAGTCCAGACAAGAAGTTGTAATCTTTACAGACACATCTGTATATTCTATGCAGTTTGTAGGCGCACCTTTAACTTTTGCCTTGAATCTCATAAATGAAGCTTCAGGACTTATAGGTCCAAAAGCAGCTATCACTTCTTCGGGCGGCGTATTCTTTATGGGATATGGTAATTTCTATTTATACAACGGTACGGTGCAGGAACTGCCTTGTAGCGTTCATAATTATGTATTTGGTGATCTTAATACAGGTCAAGCCTATAAAATACAGGCATTTACCAACAGCGAACATAATGAAGTGGGTTGGTTTTACCCTTCTTCATCAAGCGACGAAATAGACAGATATGTTATATACAACACTCAACAACAAGTTTGGTACTACGGTCAATTGACCAGAACCGTATGGTTAGACTCAGGTGTTGAATCATTTCCACAAGCCACTAACGGCGGTTACTTGTATCAACATGAAATAGGGTTTGATAACGACGGAAGCGCGATGACTAACGTGTTTGTAGAATCAGCCGATTTTGATATAGGGGATGGTGATCGGTTTACGCAAATATCTGCCTTAATACCAGATATCAAATTTTTACAAGATGATAATTCTGGTACAGTCAACGTAGTAACTAAAGTAAGAAACTTTCCAGGCGATTCTTTGACTACCGATTCTACTTCTGAAGTATCTTCAACCACTCAAAAAGTAAATTTAAGGGCAAGAGGCAGACAGGCTGTAGTACGATTTGAATCAAACGACGACGCTACCGACGATGGTAATTTATCTATTGGATGGCGTTTAGGGGACACCAGATTGGATGTTAAGACTGATGGTAGAAGATGAGCAAATTACTAGAAACTCGTCTACCTACAGAATTACAGCCTTCTGTAACTAAAGAAAACTTTAACAGATTAACCAGAATACTGGAGTTGAACCTTGGTGCGTTTGACCCGAACTCTACACCACAATTCAACGATACTGAGCTTGGTTCTTTTAAATTTAACGAAGGTGATGTAGTATGGAACACATCTATTGGAGTTTTACAGGTTTATACTGGAAACAAATGGATACAGCTTCATACGCCTAAGAATCCACAGGGGTTTGAACTGCAATCAGAACTGGGTTCTGTAACTGTCAGAAACAACGGAGCGACAAGTATAAAGGTTTGATATGCAGGCTGTAGAAAGTACAAATTCAGCGTATGAGGTAAAAAATTTACTTCTAAGCCGACCTTCTGACTGGTTTATACAAGACCAAACTTTTCAAACAATTAAAGACTCTCAATTAGATATTGTTCGTTTCCTTAAATCAAAAGGTCAAGAAAACTTAGAAAATCTTCCTTTACATACGGTTATTGATGAACCCATCAAAGATGTATATACCGCACCCATATTCTCAGAAACATTTTGCGATATATTCAGAGACGAACTAGAAAATATAAAAAAGCACTTTAACTTTGAGCCTAATTCAGAAGAAGACACACTTAGACAAATACCAGAGATAGTTTTACAAGACCATATACCCGTACTCTACCTGTCTTTGATGAACGTGGTCAGCACCATTTTCAACCCAATATTTATGGGGCTTTGGGGCAGAGTCGTAACAGATGGAGGCATACAAATAGCCAATTACAATATAAGAGACAAACAACAAGGGGCTTGGCACCACGATGCAAGCGCAGATATCAGCGTAGTTGTACCTTTAAATACAGGTGAATACGAGGGTGGTGGAACAGAATTTCAAGGTAGAGGTGTCGTTGAACCGCTTCCTACAGGTAGCGCTTTGATGTTTCCAAGCTTTACCCACATGCACCGAGGACTGCCCGTACAGTCAGGAGATCGTTACTTATTGGTTTTTTGGTTGATTTCGCGTCCTTGTTGGGAAGATAAAAAAAACTATTTAGAAATGAATTTTATTTAACAATATCGCTAAAAACAGTAGAATTAAAGACAAATGGATAGAATAAACAGAACTGGGACAGGAATAGCAAGTTTGGGCAGAGACGAAGATCAGTTTCTAGCTCACGTTGCTTTGGGCGAGCGTGTCGTACCACCTGTTATATCAGCCGCAACTCAAGCACGTATTAACCAAGAAATGAGGGCAGCTGGCCTTGATCCAAACGAATATGCCGTTGGATCTGGTATGTCCATCAACCCGATAACAGGACTGCCTGAGTTTGGGTTTTTCAAGAAAGCTTTTAAATCAATTAAAAAGGTAGCTAAGAAAGTAGCACCAGTCGCGATGTTTATACCAGGCGTAGGATCTGCTTTAGGAGCTTTAGCTGGTGGATTAGGAACAGGTATAACAAGTTTAGTAGGCAGCATACCAGGGGTAGGCGGTGCTTTGTCTAGTGGTTTAGGCGCAGTTGGTAAAGCTATAAGTGGCGGTATAGGAAGTTTAGGAAAAATGCTTCCTGGCGGATTTGGCGAAGGTTTTCAAAACTTTACGCAATTTGCAGAAGGAACAGGATTAGGAGGTGGCGCTTTACGTGATTCACTTAGAACTGCTTTATCTGGCGGATTGGGTGGACTAACTCAAGGTGGTCCACTTTCAAGATTTTTAACACCTGGTATCAACCCCGTCGCTAACTACACACCGATGTCAGATACGATGGACGGACCCATAACAGGGTATATGGGGCCAGATGGGAAGGTAATATCTGTAGATCAATACAATAAAATGGTTGCAAATACTGGAAGTTTCTTTGGCAGAGAAACTCCCGCTTTTATAAAAGGTATTGAAGATACGTTAAAAGGACAAACAGGCCCAGGTTCTAGTAGTTTGTTTTCAGGACTGGGCAGTATGGCTGGAGGGTTCCCTGGTGGTGGATTAGGATTAGGTCTGACAGGTTTGCTTGCTAAAGCCGTATACGAAGATACAAAAAGTAGAGCTGGTGGTTTAGCTCAAACTCCTCAAGTAATGATGGATCAACTTGGTAGATACCAATTATCAAAAGAACTAGGAACTGGCGGAACAAGAGGCGAATTTGGATTGGCACCTAAACCAGCTGTTTTAGATATAGAAGGAGCTGGAAGACAGGCGTTTGCAATTGGCGGTGTAGCTGAATTGGACTTACGAGAAGGCGGAGAATCAATCGGGCCAGGTACAGGCACTTCCGATGATATACCAGCGATGTTAAGTGATGGCGAGTTTGTAATGACAGCCAAAGCGACAAGAGGAGCTGGTGCTTACGATTTAAAAAAAGGTAAGTCAGGTATTGAATTGGTTCAAGGCGGCGAACCTTCAAGAGAAAAAGGCGTAGAAAACATGCGCGAGTTAATGAATATATTTGAGGGAATGTAATGGCAGAAGCTATCAATCCAATCGTAACTAATATTGCAAGAGACGAAGTAATATCCGATCCTTTTGTTAGAGAGGCTTATTTTGGTTCTCCTGATACGCCAGGCATAATCTCTCAAGCCATAACCGCAGCTAATAGAGCTTTTGGCCAACCAGCGATACTAAGACAAACTGCTGGATTGTCTCCATTAGAACTTGCCGCCATGCAAGGAGCCTATGGTGGTTTAGGTTCATATCAACCGTATTTAGATGCCAGCACTAGAGCTTATCAAGAAGGCATGGGTATGTCTCGTAGGGCTGGACAGTTGGCGCAACCTTACTTTGCTGGCGAACAGGCTTATTTAGGAGCAGCAACCGATACGGCTAGACGTGCTGCTGGTATGCAGTTTGATCCTAGATTGACCAGACAATTCTACGATCCGTTTGAAGAAAGAGTTGTACAACAAACAATAGAGGATGTGTTCAAACGCGGAGAACTGCAAGATATAGATGCAAGGACAAGAGATATATCGCAAGGTGGTGAATCTGCTTTTGGTTCAAGAGCAAGATTAAGCGCAGACGAAAGACGAGCTGCGTTAGGCAGAGGTCTTGGTGAGGCTTTAGCGGGTATAAGAAGTCGAGGATTTGGACAAGCGCAACAGGCTGCTTTAGGGGAGTTTGGTAGACAAGCTGGAGCCAGAGAACGGTTAGCTGGTACTTTAGCTGGATTTGGAACACAATTGGGCGGCATAGGCGGCAGACGTGCTGGATTGGCAAGAACAATAGGATCAGATATCGCTGGTTACGGAGCTGGTATAGGTGGATTAGGAAGAGATGTAGTTGATTTGGGTATCAGGTCAAGAGGTGAATTGGCGGGATTAGGCGCTACAGCTAGAGGTCTTACTGACACTGCGCTTGGCAGAGAATACGAACAAGCAGTACAAACTAGGATGGCTCCAACACAAGCGGCTCAATTTGTTAGAGGATTTTTACCCACATATCAAAGCGGAAGAACACAAGTTGCTACAACTTACGGAGCGCCAGCTGATCCATTAAGTGCTGGACTTGGAACCTTTTTGAGTACGTATGCTAACTTTGCTAGACCGCAAACTACAACTTCTAGCGATCCCGCTTCAACTGCCGCTACCGCAGGCGGAGCTGCAACTCCTACTGCTTT